ATCAATAAAATCTTATGTCAGTTTTTTGAGTTTACACAAAACTTGAAACGGTCTCTACGTGAACGGCTCATATATCCCTTATATCCAGTGCAAGGATAAAGAACACGCATTAAGTTATATAAATGTCTTAGAACGTCTGTCAGTGCCTTTTGACATGATATAAAAAAGAGCCGTAGGTTAATTCCTACGGCTTATTCTATGCGTTCAAATACAATTTTTTTAATGATTCATTATCTGGATAGTCTAAATCCAACCACTTATCAAAAGCTTCTGGATTTCTCTTTTTCAATTCATCCATAATCCAACCACGGACCATGGACAATTCAAGACTAATTGGTATAGCTTCGGTCATGTCAAATTCTTTTATAAGCTGTTCTGTTGATAATCTACTCAGCATAGCTCTTGCGTTCTTTTCTGCGTTCTTAGTCATATTTCCCAACTTTCTACCCTCGTAACCTCCGGGGTGGGTGGTGTATGTTATGCAGGTATTACAAGACTGTCACGATCAGCCTTGACAAGACGATTTTTATTAAGTCTATCTTTCCACTGTTCAACAAGTGATTCATGGAGCTTTAAGGCTTCTTGCTTGCTGCAGGTTGTATAAGAATCAATTTCTTCAAAATCATCCATATACATTACAACGGTTTGGTATTCGTGTAATACTTCCACATAAGCTGTGGAAATATTACATTCTGTTTGATGTAACCAAAATTTGTGTCTTGCGATTACTTTATTCATTTTCAATCCCTCCTAAAATCTTTTTACAAGCTTCTACATATCCGTCTGGAAGTGTTTCAGTGTTCATCTTCCCACCGTTTGCTCTCCATTCGAGATATTTTTTAACTTCTTCTTTTTCTTCTTCCAGTTCGTAAATAAATTCTTCATAAGAAACGAAGTCCTCATTTTCGACTAACTTTTCAATTTCTTTTCTTAATTCTTTCATCTTCTTTTCTCCTTTTTAAATGTTTTTCGTTTATCTTTAACTAGAGTATAAATGATTTTAGTTTAAATGTCAATGATAAAAATAAACTTTTTTCGTTTGACATATGATATATTTTAAATTATAATGATTTAAAAACAGAAAAGAGGTGTGGTTGATGGAATACAATATAAACTTTACTTACAAGGACAACAAGCAATTAAAAGAAATCTACAAAGAACTACTAAAAAGGAACGGCATGACAATGACAGAAGCGTCACAGCTCTTAGGATTGTCAACACCGCAGCAGCTAAACAACAAATTTAATAATAAAAAAGTATCCTTAAGTGATTTAAAGGATTTTTTGGGTATAATGGGATATGATTACGAGATAATAATAAAAAAGAGATCTGGGAGCTTTTGAGTTCTTCCAGATCTCTTTTACTATGCAATTCTTGAAACATTGGAAGTCTTTACTTTTTCGCTTCCATATTTTCTTTGGATGTCCTCGAAAGACATTTTCTTTTTATGCCACTTTCCAGATGGTTCTGTTGAGAAATGCCATTTCTTACGATTCTTAGACCACTTAAAGCCTAACTTCTTTAGTTCTTCTTTGTACGGGAATGTATTACCGTCTACCCATATCCAAGAGCCTACCACCTCGATATTGACACCATCGAAAGAAACAATATTATTGATTACATTTCTTAAGGCTTCGTCTGCCTTATAATCAAATGTATTTTTCTTTTCTTCTTCTGGTGTCTGCCCTGCCTTGAACATGTCAAACAGTTTCTTGTATTCGGCTGTAATCTCTTGGCATGTAACAACGTCTCCGCCATTGTCTGGGTGGTTGGCTACCATTAATTTTTTGTATTCTTTTCTGAGTTCCTGTAAGTTTTTGGCTGTAAAATATTTCATGATAACACCTCCTAAATTGTCTAGCAGAGACTTATAAAATCTCTGCTAAGCTAATAACCTGTGATTCTGATAAATTATCCATAACGATCTCGTCTCCTTTGTGGAGTTCAAATCTGTCTGGAAAAGTTCCGAACCATCCGTCAAACTGATTGTCAATGTAGTATCCTTTTGATTCTAATTTTTTGATTGCTTCTTTCATCTTATTATCTCCTTTTCTTGATTGCTTTGTTCTCTTAACTTACTTTTATTATACATAGAATCTATGTATATGTCAATAGAAAAGTGCATAAATTTTATGCATAAAATTCTTGATGTAAAATCATGGGTATGCTATAATGATGTAAAAGGAGGGAAAAACGATGATAAAATACAAATTAGATGTACAGGAAGAATTGAAGAAAAAAGGATACACTTCTTATATAATAAGAAAAAACAAGTATTTAAGCGAGGGAACACTTGCAAAGATAAAGCGGGGAGAACCAATAAACATGAAAAGTCTCAATGCTATTTGTTGTATGCTTAGAAAAAATGTAGATGATGTAATTGATATAGAAATAACAGACGATGAAAAGATAAAATATTTTATCTGAAAAGTGTTGAATTATACATAAATATTATGTATAATAAAGACAGTTAAAGGAGATCAGTAAAAAAAAGGAGTGTTGAAAATGAAAGAATTAAAAAATAAAAAATTAGTATTAGCAGCAATCGCAAGAGAAATGAATTTCTGGTACGACGTGTCTTTGAAAACAGATAGCGAAATTACAAAAGAAGAAGCAGGAGATGTTGATAGCATGTACAATCTTGTACTACAAAGGCATTAATAAAAAGAGTGTAAACAAAGGCACTTTCCACTATGGTATAATTATCTTAGATAAAACCATAGTCGGGAGGTGTCTTTTTTGATTAATAACAAACTAAAGAATTGCTGTAACGATTGCGTACATTGCGAGATCGTGACAGAAACAAAGAGAAGAGCTATCCCAGAGGATAAGACGGAAGTGGTCCTAGTAAATATTAAGTGTAGTCATATGTGCGTATGTGGCAGATATAGAGAGGAAGTGCAGAATGGAAGATAGAAGTATATGCTGTGCTGAATGTATGTATCTACTAGGAAGTGATACAAAGAACTACTATATGTGTGACGTAGGCAAGTATGACAGAATAGACAACGCATATCTATGCACCTGCGACAAATATAAAAGCAGGAATCCAAGCACAAAAGAATATAAGAGTTGTAGATCATGAAAGGAAGTGAGGTAATGGGTGCAGGTGGAAGACCCCCAAAGTATAAAAGTGTTAAAACTATGCAAAAAAAGATAGATGAGTACTTTAAACTATGTGAGGGCGAAGTATTAAAAGAAGATGGTAAGATAGTAAGAAATAAAAGCGGCTATCCTATTATGATTAACAGGAAACCGCCAACAATTACCGGATTGGCTTTGCACCTTGGTTTTACATCTAGAGCGGATTTGTTGTATTACCAAAATGAAAAACAAGAGTTTCTTGACACAATCACACGGGCGAAAAGCAGAGTGGAAGAGTATGCAGAGGGCAGATTGTACGACAAAGAGGGAAGTTCTGGGGCACAATTTAACCTAAGAAACAACTTTAAGCACTGGGATGCAGACAAGAAGCAGGAAGAGAACAAAACAGAGGGAATTACAATAGTAAATAATATTCCTAGAGAGTAAGGAGCGGTTGCATGGTTAATTTGACGGATGTGATCGCCCCATCTTTTTATGCTGTACATTGGGATATACAAGACGGAAAACATACATATTACGACTTATATGGCGGTCGTGGCTCGACTAAATCGTCTTTTGTTAGTGTAGAGATTGTATTGGGTATTATGCAGGGTGCAACAACAGGAGAATACAGCAATGCGGCAGTGTTTCGAAAGGTTGGTAATACCCTAAGGGACAGTGTGTATGAACAGATAGAATGGGCTATAGATGCCTTAGGTGTTAGCGATCTGTGGGAATCTTCTAAGAGTCCGCTACAACATATATATAAGCCGACTGGGCAGAAGATAATCTATAGAGGACTGGACAAGGCAAAGAAAACTAAGTCTATCAAGGTCGCAAAGGGATATATCAAATACCTGTGGTTCGAGGAACTAGATGAGTTTGCAGGCATTGAAGAGATCAGAACTGTACAACAGTCTGTATTGCGTGGTGGTTCTAAGTTCGTAGTGTTTAAGACGTTCAACCCACCAATCTCTGTTAATAACTGGGCAAATAAGTATGTAGCAGAAGCAAGAGAGGATAGCTTTAGACATAAGAGTGACTACACAACAGTTCCTGTGGAATGGCTAGGGAAGCAGTTCATAACCGATGCAGAATATCTGAAAGAGACAAACGAACGAGCATACAAGCATGAGTATCTTGGAATCCCTGTAGGACTTGGAACAAACATCTTTGAGCTTCTAGAAATACGCACAATCACAGACGAAGAAATCGCAAGGCAGGAAAGAATTTATCAAGGGCAGGACTGGGGATACTATCCAGACCCGAAAGCTTTTGTCAGATGTGCATATATGCCTGCATCACAAAAAATCTTGTGCATAGACGAGTTGGGCGGTCAAAAAATCCGCAACACTGCAATGTCACAAATGATTATAGATAAAGGATACAACGATTATGCAATATCGTGTGGAGCTGACGAGATAGAAAGCATCTTAGATTTTAGAGACGCAGGACTTGTAGCAAACAAAACGAACGTATATCCGGGCAGCCGTAAGTATAGTTATGAATGGCTACAGTGCAGAACCTTAGTCATAGACCCTGCGAGAACTCCACGGCTGTATGAAGAGGTAATAAGCTACGAGCATGAGGTAGATGCAAACGGAGAAATCAAGGCAGATTATCCAGACGGCAACGATCATTTTATTGATGCATTAAGGTATGCGACAAGTCCAATGAGTATGAGACGTGGCGAGAGTGCATAAAGGAGACAAAAACAATGATGATAAATCTAAAAGATGTAACTTGTATACAAATTGGAAATGTAATGTTAGGCATCAAGGATATAGAAAAAATATCTATCCATGATGGTGGGGTTTGGCTTACGATTAATAGCAATTTGATACAAGGAGATATAGAAACAAAAATCGGAAACGTTAAACTGATAGCGGTGGAATAAATGGGTATATTTAGCAGAATGAAAGAGATATTAAGTAACCTTTTTAGACAAAGGGCAAGAGACGAATTTAAGATTGATACTGTTACCAGTCCAGAGATGCAGAGAGCTATAGAAAAATGTGCGTACATCTATAAGGGCAGTCCGTACTGGTTAGACAAGGACGAGCATATAAAGACTATCAACTTTGCAAAAGCGGTGTGTTCGGAGACAGCACGCCTTGCTACACTTGCAATAGGCGTAGAGATAGATGGCAGTGCAAGAGCTAATTGGTTGCAGGAGCAGATAGACAAGGAACTAGAACAGGTACGACATCACGTAGAATATGGCTGTGCATACGGTACAGTAGTATTAAAGCCTAACGGCTCAAGTGTGGACTTGATCACGCCAGAAAACTTTATTGTAACAGACGAAAGCAATGGAGAGATTCAAGGGATTGTATTTGTGCATCGTGAAATCTCAAGTGATGGCAAGACGTATTACACGAAGCTAGAGTATCATAGGTACATCGAGGACGTGTATCAGATTACAAATCGTTGCTATGCTTCTAAGGATGCCAACGATACAGGAAAGCAGATTGACATAGACGAGACACCTTGGCGTGGCGAACTGGAAGATGTAGGACTTACAAACCTAAACGGACAACGTCTGTATGCAGTCTTAAGGACACCGCAGGCGAACAACGTTGATCTACATTGCAGTTTAGGACTGCCTATCTTTTATGAAGCAATAGAAGAGCTAAAGGACCTCGACACTGCATACAGCAGGAACGCAACAGAGATATTCGACAGCCGAAGAATGTTGTTACTAGACTCCGACAAGCTGTTAGAGACTGGTACAAGGGTAAATAATACACAGGATGGATTTGAGAGAAGCAAGAAGCGGTTAAGACTGCCAGAGTACGTCAAGAATGTAAATAGCTCAGACATTAAAGGATTCTATCAAGAGGTAAACCCAAGTCTCAACACGGATACACGATTGACAGGAATCAATGCATTGTTAAGCCAGATTGGCTATAAATGCGGATTCTCTAACGGATACTTTGTGTTTAACGAAACAACAGGCATCCAGACAGCAACAGGAGTTGAAGCAGAGCAACAGAGGACGATACAATTTGTTAAGGACGTAAGAGACAAATTACAAGCCTGCATGGATGATCTGATTGCAGCACTTAATATATTCGCTGATCTGTACCAATTAGCACCAAGCGGACTGTATGAAACCGTGTATGACTTTGGAGACATTACATATAACGAAGATGAAGATAGAGCGAGATGGTACAGCTATGTTACTTCCAACAAGATTCCATTCTGGTACTATCTAGTTAAATTTGAGGGATTCAGTGAAGAAGAAGCAAAAGCACTTGAAGAAGAAGCACAACCGAAAGAGCCAGACTTATTCGGTGCAAGCGGAGAGGAGTGAAAGCATGGGAAAGTACAGGATTGAAAAATACCTTGAATACCTTAATGGCGAAGATGTAAAACTGCCCGAACCATTTACAAAACAAGAAAAGCTGTTGTACAACATCTGCGAAAAAGGAGTTACAGGCAGTACAGAAACAGACAAAACATTATCGCAAGAGGGCAAGCCTGCGGATGCGGCAGTAGTTGGGAAGATGCTAGATGCGGCACTAATGGTAAAAGACCCCGAAGAATAGGCGGTGGATTATGCTAACGCCAGATTACTTATGGTATGTGCCAGAGAAAGCAGAGAAGCAGGCAGAAGAACTGCATAATAAGATTGTATCCGTCATTATCGAACGAATGATGATAAGGCTAGGACGTGGGGAAGATTACCTTTTTACTCCTATTGACAAGTGGCAGATGGATGTATTGCAGGATGCAGGGTATATCTTGCAAGCGGTACAGGCAGAGATAGCACAAACGACAAAGATAAGTATTGCAGAGATCGCACGCACTATGAAAGAAGCAGGAATCAAGGCTCTTGAATGGGATGATACAATCTACAAGAAAGCAGGTCTTGAACCAACACCACTCGGGGAAAGTCCTTATCTACAGAGACTGTTGCAAAGGAATTATGAAAAGACCAAGGGAGAGATGTATAACTTTACTGGCACGATGCCGAACGCCTGTCATGATAATTACATTAAGGCAGTGGATAAAGCATATACACAGACTGCAAGCGGTACGACAGGGTACACACAAGCGGTTAAAGAAGCTGTTAATAACATTATAGACAAAGGGGCAGACGTAACTTATCCAAGTGGACGCAGAGACAGCATAGAGACAGCTACGGCAAGAGCAGTCCGTACTGGTGTAAGCCAGATGGCAGCAGATATTACAGACGCACGTATGGACGAGATGAACTGGGATATAATTCTCACGTCTGCACATTTAGGAGCAAGAATTGGAGACGGTGGAGACAACTTGACCAATCACTTCTGGTGGCAAGGCAAGTTTTACAGCAAAAGCGGTAATGACCAAAGATTTCCGCCTTTTTCGGTCTGCGGTATGGGAAACGTGCAGGGAATCCATGGGGCGAACTGCCGACATAGTCACGGTCCGGGGGATGGAATAAACAATCCGTTCGAGGACTTTGACAGCGAAGAGAATCGCAAGGAATACGAGAAACGGAAACGACAGAGAGAGCTTGAAAGACGTATCAGAAAGACGAAACGACAGTTAATCGGCATGAAAACGGCTGTGGATAATGCAAAGGACGAAGCCTTAAAGCACGATCTTGACATAGAGTATCAGAAAAAGGCGGCACTATTGCAGAAGCAGAACAAAGCCTACAATGATTACTGCGAAGAGAACAATCTTAAGAAGCAGAACGAACGACTAAACACGGCAGACTGGAACAGGAGTCAAGCATCCTCAGCACGAGGTGCAGCGACACGATACAACAATGCACGAGGTAAATAATGGATACTATAAACAAAATTATGGTAGCCTGTGGGTGGATTATAACAATTGGTAGTGCGATAGGAGTCTTATATACTGCCTATAAGCATTACAAGAAGCCTACGGACGATATGAAACATCGAATAGATCATATAGAGACAGATATTAAAGAAATTAAACAAAAGCTAAATAGTGACTACAGTGCTATTAATAATCAACGTGATGATATGAACCTAGTCATGAAAAGCATGTTTAATTTGATTGAGAACAAGATCACAGGAAACAACATTGAGGGTCTAAAAAAAACCAGAGACGATCTGATAAATGCGTTGACAACACACGACAAACAGTGAGGTGTTTGCTTTTGAAAGTATATGATTTTACCGTACCCGAACTAAATATGTTCCGTACGTATTGCAACTTCACAGATGTTGAAAGAACATTGTTCGAGTATCGGGCAAAGAATATACCTCTAGATAAATGTGCAGAGCTTATGAACGTAAGTCTGTCTACAGCAAAGAGAATCAGCAGGAGAGTTAATAATAAGATTATTAGAGTATGTTAAGGAGAAACATAATGGCTAAATATGTAAAGAAACCAGTTGTGATTGAAGCAGTTACATATGAAGAACTTATAAAAAATGGACATGGTAAACCAATAGAACTTGAATACAATGGATATATTATCAAAAGATATGATGATGATCACTATATCATTCCAACATTAGAGGGAGATATGTTACTTGGAAAAGATGATATGCTTATCACTGGTGTGGACGGGGAAATCTACCCATGTAAGAAAGAAATCTTTGAAAAGACTTACGAAAAGGTGTAAAAAAGAGGGTATTGAAAAGGCAAAAATCCATGATACAATATAAATGTAACAAGTAATAAGTTGTTAAATAAATAATTATAAGATTTCCTTTTTAGTTTTAAATGATAGTTGCTTGTTTCGGAGATACTTTTTTCATGTTATAATACTTTAATCCTTTTTTTTATTTTTGTTTATGCAATATAGTACGGTGGATTCCTAATGGAGTCCGTGGAAGTATAACTCAGTTGGTCAGAGTAGTCGGCTCATAACCGACCTGTCACAGGTTCGAGTCCTGTTGCTTCCATTTGCTCACTGTTGTGAGCATGAGAAATCATTTTTGAATTTCCTCAATTTTTTGGTTTAAATTTCATTTTTCAACACGACACCTTTTTTCATCAATTGGTGTTCCTCAATCTTATCCTTATTGTTCAAGCACCATGACCCCTATCATGGTGCTAATTTTTTAATTTAATATGATACTTTTATGAGACTTTAACGACCTGTTAGAGTCTCTTTTTTAATGCGATAATTTACACATAAAAGGGAGGTGGAAGAGTGAACGGATATAACTATAATCCTTATGCACCAATGTATCAGCAGGATACAATGCAGTTGCAGGATAGGCTAAATCAGTTACAGCAAATGCAACAGCAGTATAATAAACCGATGCAAGAACCAGTCAATCCAGTACCTACGCAAAACGTGAACTGGATACAAGTCGCAGGTATAGAGGGAGCAAAGAACCAGATCGTACAGCCGGGGGCTACGGCATGGATGATGGATAACAACGCACCTTTCTTTTATGTAAAGAGTGTAGATGGTATGGGCAGTGCAACTTTTAAGGTGTTTAGGTTTGAAGAGATACCACCAGAAGCCACGCAGACAGTCCAAAAACAGAATGTAAACTATGATAATAGATATGTTACAAGAACAGAGTTTGAAGAGCTTCTAGCAAAGCTAGGAGAGCAACCAGAGAAAGGAGAGTTAAGCAATGAGTAATCCTTTAATGAACATGATAGGCGGTATGATGGGAAACAACAATCCTATGCAGATGGTACAGCAGGTAATGGGCATGGTAAGAGGGTCTAACAATCCGCAGTCTATGGTTGAGAGCATGGCACAGACAAACCCTGCGATCAAGCAGGCAATGGAAATGTGCAAGGGAAAGAACCCACAAGAAGTGTTTAATAGCTTATGCCAACAGCAGGGCATGAATCCACAGGATATTGTGGACAAAGTGAACAAATAGATATTAAGCGGTGCACAGCTTGGTAAATAAATTTATGGAGGATAACAACAATGAATGAAGCAATGGGACTCACTGCGGCAGATGTAGCGGCAGTGACAAAAAATGACGGATATGATAACGGCTTCGGCAACGGTTGTTGGTGGATTTGGATTATCTTAATTGCTTTCCTTTTCTGTGGTAACGGATGGGGAAGAAATAACGATACCGCAACGACCGCAGGCGAAAATGCTTTCTTATCCGATGAGTTTGTTAAGAGAGATATTTTCAATACAAACCAGAACGTATCTAATACAGCTTGTCAGACACAGAGAGACGTATTAGAAAGCAGATACACAACACAGTTAGGATTACAGCAGATGCAGGCACAACAGCAGGCTTGTTGCTGTGAAACACAGAAAGAAGTGCTACAGAACCGCTATGATGCGGCTTTAATGGCACAGAATATGCAGGCACAGCTGGCACAGTGTTGCTGTGATATTAAGGAAACAATCCTCGCAGACGGACAGGCTACACGCCAGTTGATGCAGGACAACACAATCCAGAATCTTAGAGATAAACTTGCGGACAGAGATAGAGACTTACAGTTATCTAACTTCCAGATTTCGCAGGTATCACAGACTAAGAACATTGTGGATGCTGTTAGACCATTCCCAACACCTGCATACATTACAGCAAGTCCTTATGTATCCTATAATGGGTATGCATACGGTGGTTGCAACTGCGGAAGTGTAAATGTGTAAATAAATCAAGCTTGTTGGAAGAATCCATATCTACTAAGTAGACTAGCAATATATTGACGATAGGGTGTCGGGTTCGGCATCCTATTTTTGTTTAGGAGGGAAAATTATGTTAAATGCGGTAAATGTAGCACAGCAGGATGTAAACAGTGGTGCAAACGTACTATTTGCGAATACACGATATAGTAGCAGACGTTGTACTTGTAATTATGGGTGGCTGAATCATGTAGAGGGGTCTGGTCTGTTTACGTTAACGAATAGATCGAACTGCCCTATGACTGTAGAGGTAGAATTTAACGGAAATGTATCCGCTAATGCAACAGGAGCAACAGCACTTGCTGTAGAGCTTAACGGAGAAGCTATTGGTGGAACAGAAATGGACTATACAGTAGTTACAGCGAACACATTTCAGAACGTGGGAGCAACAACAGTTGTAACTGTACCATCTGGCGGTAGCTTAATCGTAAGCATCGGAAATGTAGGAACAACAGCGGCAATAGTAAAAGATGCGAATATTATTATAAAGCGTATCTCTTAAGGAGGTGCGATCATGATTGAATTTACAAACAATCTTGAAGTAACAAAAACAGAAGATATCTTTGACGAGATTAACAAAAGATATGTAGCGGCTATGATGATACACGGTCAAATGGCAGACTATTTCAACTTCTTAGGTTTGAAAGGCTACAAAAGATTACATGAATACCAGTTTCTTACAGAAAGCTTGGAGAGACGTGAAATATGCAGGTATTTTGTAGATCATCACGGCAAGCTTTTAAAAGATTCTTTTAGCGGTACTATAAAAGTGATTCCCGACTCTTGGTATACAGCCAGTAGACTAAGTATCGGAAAATCCACAAAGCAGAAAGCCGTAGAGGATGGCTTTATAGAGTATCACAACTGGGAGAAAGAGACAAAAGAAGCCTATGAGAAGTACGCACAGCAACTTAGAACGAACGGAAACGTATCGGATGCACTATTTGTAGAATGTCTGGTAAAAGACGTATCTAAAGAGCTAGAAACGGTTGAAAAGATGGTTACTGATCTAATCTCTGTAGGATACGACATGGTGTATATTACAGAGACACAGGACTGCATACATGAGAAATACAAAAAGAAGCTTAAGGAGGTCAAATTATGAGTGAAATCAAACATGTTCTGGAAGAACAGCTAGAAAGAGAAAAAAACTCAGCATTAAAACAGCTCACAACATCTAATCTTGATGCAATGTATAAGATTACAACAACATTATGCAATCTGGAAAAGATGGAGCATAGAGACATAGCGGAAACCGTCATGGATGCAGGAGAGAATCTTATTAAGAAGTACAGCAATGGCAAGTATGATAAAAATATAGATGCATTGTATGACAACTACTTAAGTGCTAAAATGGCATACAAAGAAAACGGAGATCAAGGACACCGTGATAAGCTTATGGAATCGGTCGGTAGATTGATGGTGGAAGTGTATGATATGCTTTCTTCTATGGTTATTGATTCTGACTTTATGGACGAGAGAAAAGAGATACAGCGACAGATAAAGAAACTTGCAGAAATGTAAAAAAAGAGGGTATTGAAACGGCATATTTTAGGGTTTACAATAAATATGTAGGAATTATGCAGATTTGCCACAGCCTCCTTGTAAGTACAGAGTTTTTTAAGCGTTTTTGGTTACATGACAACAGGAAAAGAGTTCGAGGCTCGAGTGGGGTTCAAGTCCCCACATTTCTTTTACCTTGACTTAGGTATATAAGTCTTAATCCATTACCGCATACGAACGGTATACAAATATCGTATAGGAGGATATACAATGCAGAATTACGAACAGATTTTAGCAGAATTAGGAATCGAAGTACCAGAGGACAAAAAGTCCGATCTGAAAAAGAAGATGTCTGAAAATTACAAGACTGTAGCTGACTACGATAAACAGGTAAAGAAAAAAGATGACTACAAAATATCTTTAGACGATGTACAGACCAGATTAGCCGAATTAGAGAAAGAAGATGTTGACGGTCTTAAGACTAAGATTACAACATTAACACAGGAGCTTGCAGACGAAAAAGAAGCAAGAGCAAAAGAAGCTAAGCAGACAGAGTTAAGAGACAAGGTAAAAGATTTCTTATCTGATAAAAAATTTGTAAATGCAATCACAGAAGACTCTATCCGTTCCCAGATGATTCAGAAGTTAGAAGAAGAGAATGGGAAAAATGCAGAAGATGTATTTAAAGAACTTACTACTAAAGATGGGAAACCAATTGAGAACATCTTGGTTGACGAAAAGAAAGCACCAGCTCCTAATATCCCAAGCTTTACGACTAAGTTCAACAGCGGAGAGCAGAAAAAGGGAACACAGAAGTTAAGGGAAATGTCTTTAGACAACAGAATGAAGCTTAAGGCAGAGGACCCAGACTACTATGCAACCTTATTAAACGACAGATAGATAATACCGACTCACAGTATGGAAGTGAGCCGCTAACCTAAAAATCCCTTAATAGTTGTAGGTAGATGGGACAAAGAAAAGTCCTTATCTATTCTTATTTAGGGGTAGAAAGGACTTTTTTTATGCCAAGAACAGGATCATTTGGTGGTTTTGATTTTGACCCAGAGGTTTTCGCTGAGTTTATGTCAGAAAACCCAACATGGAATGATGCGATTATTGCATCTGGTGTGTTAGCACAGGACAATACAATCATGGACTTAATCGGAGAAAAAGGAAACGTTGCAACAATTCCTTTTTATACACCGATTGATGAACAAGACTCACAGGCTTTGAACAACGATGGAGAAACAAACAATACACCTGTTGAAATCACAGGAAAGAAACAGACTTGCATGTTAATTCAGAGAATGAAAGCTTGGAAAGCAAAAGACTTTACAAAAGAGTTAACAGGTGCAGACCCTATGACTCATGTTGCAAACTCTGTTGCAAGCTTCTATAAGCAGGTAAGAACACGTGACTTAATGACTACAGTTGATGCAGTTTTAAGCCTGTCTGGTATGGAAAACCATATTACAGACTTATCTTTAACTGGCGAGGGCACTGTAGGAGATGCAAACAAAATTGATGATACAACACTTATCTTCGCACAGCAGAAAGCTTTAGGAGATTCCGCTGACAAGATGGGATTACTTGTATTAAACTCTTACATTTATGCAAAGTACAAAGCAATGGGACTTGTTGACTACAACAAATACACTATTGCTAACGCAGTAGAAAGAGAAGTAAATCTTCCTACAATCGGTGGATTTATCCCACTGGTAACAGACAGATTTACAGTTGATACAACAGGAACAAACCCAGTATACAAAACTTATATGCTTGGTACAGGTTCAGTATTGACTTGTGATAAGACAAACTATGAAAATCCTTATTATACAGACTATGACCCAGAAACATCTGCCGGTATTGAAAAGCTGTATACAAAACAGGGTTATGTATTACATCCTAACGGATTTTCTATTAATGCTAACAAGATTGCAAAAGAGTCTCCTACAAATGCAGAGTTAGGAACTAAAGGAAACTGGTCTTTAGCATTTAACCAGAAGAATATCCGCATGGGTGTTATTAAATCCAACGGATAAAAAGGAGTGTGATATCATGGCGTACATTGACTATGAATATTACAAAACCCTTTTTGGAGAGAAAGCAATCCCAGAAGCAGACTTTAATCGTCTGGTCTGGGATTCTTGCAAGAAGATAGATAATGCCACGACTGGTGTTGACAATGTGAAGAAACTTAAGATTGCTTTTCCAACAGATGAAGATGATGCAGAAGCAGTTAAAAGATGTGTTTGCGAACTTCTGTCAATCACATATAAGATTGAACAGGCAGAAACGAGAGTTGAAGCATCACAGGGTTATATCACATTAGAAGATGGAACTGTGATGAGTAAGCAGGTAGCATCTAAGAGTGCAGGAAACGAGAGTATAAGCTATGTGACTTCCAGTAACGCAGGTACGGCTACATTGATAGATAAGTGTCTGGCAGACAAAGAAGCACAGAAGCAACTATACGATGATAAGATAAGAGATTATCTGTCTGGCATCACTGATGCTAACGGAGTTAACTTGCTGTACATGGGAATATATCCAAGATAAAAAAACGGAGGGATACGATGTATAACGATACAATCACACTTTTTAATAGGTATGAAAGTAAATTAGGAGATACATGGTATCCCTCTATTTTGCATAATACGAACCTAAACATGGATAAAGCAAGCATCGTTGCAAAGTACGGTTCTGACTCACAGGACAATGCTGTATTAAACGTGCAGTATAGCCTAAAAAGCGGTCAAAAGATGGTAGGGAGTAAATTATGGCTACCGCCTAAAGAATGGTGTAAACAGACGAATGATAAGTTGTCAGAAGCACTTACGTTTAGTTCTAAGGCAAACGGTTTTGATTTCTTTATCGTTGGCGAATGGAAGAATGAAGAACCGATTGCAGAGGATGATTATATTGACGGATTCTATGAAGAAATGAAACTTAAGTATGATTATGTCTTTGCAATAACTGGAAGTGCCTTTTACGACATAATCCCGCACTTTGAGGTAATGGCTAAGTAGGTGGTTATATATGGCTAAGAAGAAATTAGGAAATGTTAATGTGAATACACAGAACATGAGAGCTAATATCAGTCTGGCGAGATTCGATGAACAAATACAAAGTGCTCAATATTGGTTAGATAGTCAAGTTATGACTGATATGGTCCCATATATGCCACATGAAACAGGTACATTCATTAACGTAACGAGAGCAAAAAGTGCTTCTCTTGCAGGTACTGGAATGGTGTGTGCAGGTACTGGACCGATGGGACGTTTCTTGTACTATGGTAAAGGCATGGTTGACGAATTAACAGGGTCTCCATGGGCGAGAAAAGGTGCTAAGAAAGTATTAGTCACTGAATTTGCAGGACATACAAATGCAAAAGTTGACTTAAGCTACCAGAATCCAAAAGCGACTCCAAAATGGTTTGAAACAGCAAAGAAGAATCACGGTAAAGCATGGGTTACTCATGTTAAGAAGCAGGCAGGAGGAAGTTGATGGCAGAAGAAAAGAAACCAGTCAAGTACGACATTGATGGTTTTGACGTGATCACAACAGCATTGCAAGAACTGGTAAATCAATTCCCAGAACTAAGAGAGGGAGACGAAATTGCATTTTCTACATTAGATGATGCAAGCGGAAAAGCAATGTTCCCAGTAAGCGGTGCAGTGATTGAATCAGAAAAAGAGAGTATCACTGGTCACGTCACACAGGTTTGTCTGTATCCATTTTGTGTGATCTACCGTATAAGCGGTGCTAATGCAAAACGCAAGGCAGACACGAAAGAGTGGTTGGATAACCTTGGTAAATGGTTGGAAAAGCAAACAATCACAATTAAAAACAACACATATAAACTAGAAGAATATCCAGTGCTGACAGGCAATCGAAAATTTTTGACGATTGACAGACAAACACCTGCATATTTGGACAGTATAAACGAAAACAAGTCTGAGAATTGGGCTATCAATATTTCTGCCCGATATCAAAACGACTTTGATAGATAAATAAATTAACTATTAACTGGTCTACGACAGGATGTAGATCACTGACCTTGAAAAGATAAAGGAGAATCATAATGGCAGTTACAACAGGTAAAATTGACCGTAAGTATATGGCTCATTTCTTAGATGCAGGCTCTTTGTGCGGTGGTAAAACACCATCCTATGAACGTCTTGGAAAAGACTTAGAAGAGTACAATGTCGAACTTAATCCAGATACAGAAACAAGTAAAAATATTATTGGAGAATCTACATTCAAACACAATGGATATGAGGTTTCTTCAGAAGCTGACCCTTATTATGCAGAAGCTGACAGCACATTAAGCCAGAAGTTGCAGGAGATTATTGATAATCGTTACAAAGACGATAATCTGAAAACTACCGCAGTAGAAGTACACCTATGGAAAGAAGCATCAAGCGGAGCTTATGAAGCATACGCAGAAGATTGTTATATTGTTCCAACATCCTACGGTGGAGACACAAGTGGTTACCAGATTCCTTTCACAGTTAACTACGCAGGAAACCGCAGAAAAGGTACTTACAATGTAACATCCGGAACATTTTCAGAAAGTGCTACACAGGACTTAAAAGACAACAGCAAAGCAGTTTTATCATAACAAGGAGTGCAGGATATGGAAGAACTTAGACGAAAAGTCAAAACTGGGGCATTAAATGTAATTTTAACAAATGAAGATGATGAGGAAATCGGAAGATTCCCATTCAACCCAGTTGATTTAAATATCGTAAGAAGATACGAAGAAGTTGTTGCTAATTTGGAAAAGATGGAACTTCCAGAGGATGCTACAGAGCAGGATATCTTAGAACTGTCTGACAAATTAGAGGGGCAGATTGATTACTTGCTTAACTCTAAAGCTTCTAAGTCTGTATTTGCTATTTGCAATCCGCTAACTCTTACAGAAAGCGGAGATTTCTTCATCGAGAACATCATCGTGGAAATCGCAGATATTATTGAGCAGGTAACAGATCAGCGAATTAAGAAGAAACAGGCGAAGATCAAAAGAGCAACTTCTAAATATCACAAATAAATGGAAGTCTGGGAACTTCCAACATCCATAGTAGTTGGTGGCATTAAGTACGATATTCGTACAGATTTTCGAGCAATTTTGGATATATTAAAGACTTTTAATGATCCAGAGTTTGAGAACGATGAAAAGTGGATTGTTGCTCTTACCATTTTATACATTGATTTTGACGAAATGCCACCGCATGACTATGAAGAAGCAAGAGAAAAAGCCATCGAATTTATTGACATGGGTATAAAAGACGATGGGAAGAAAAAACCGCACACAATGGACTGGGAACAGGACGGTGCGGTTATTATTCCATCGGTTAATAGGGTCTTAGGAAGAGAAATCAGAGCTATGCAATATCTTCATTGGTGGACTTTTTTGGGAGCTTATATGGAAATCGGAGAATCCTTGTTTTCACAGATTCTTAATGTTCGCATAAAGAATGCGAAAGGAAAGAAACTTGATGACTGGGAACGTGATTTCTATAGAGAAAACAAAAATTTGATTGACTTAGATGTTAAATACACCGAAGAAGAATTAGCAGAAAGAGAACGTCTTAATGCACTTCTTAATGGACAGAAAGGGGTGTGATTAAATGGCTACACAAAAAGCGGATGGAAGTATTTATATCAAAACAGAAATTGATACAACCGAAGCAAAAGCAAGTGTGAAAGAAATTGCATCCCTTTTAAAACGTTTATCCAATCAAGTAAAAACCATTGGAAAATCAATGGAAAAAGCCATAAGTGGCGGTATAAAAGCACCAGATATAAAAGGCATTGATGTTGTCGAAGAAAAAGCAAAGACTGTGGCTGAGGAACTGGAAAAGACCGCACAGGCAGAAAAGAAGCTAGAAAGCATAGATATTAAATCTAATGCACTAGATACGTTAGATAAAGCTATAGAAAGTACAGGACAGAAGCTTGCAGAGTTAGAAAAAGCACAGATGGATGTATTCAACAGAAATCAGAGTGCTACTTCATCCCCTGCATTTCAAGCAATGGAGAGTGCCGCTTCTAAATTAGATCAGCAATATGAACAGTTGATTGCAAAAAAGAAGCAGTTGGAAACATCTACAACAAGAAACACTGGACTGCCTAAGACTGGAAAGCTGACAGGTGGAACAGGTCTGGCAAGTGAGGAAAGTGCTAACGCATTAGCTAAACTTAATGCAGAGATCACAGGCACAGAAACAAAGGTAGAACTGTTAAATAACAGCTTGGAGCAAACAGCACAGGCACAACAAAAGATAAGTGACAGTCCTATCAACACTACAGCTTATCAGATTCTTGAACAGACACTACAGCAGGTAGAAGCACAGTTTAATCAAGTGGCACAGACTCAGCAAGAGTTGTTTGCAAGAAATCAAAGTGTTACAAGTTCTCCTGCATTTTTGGCATTAGAGAGTGCGGCAGAGAAGTTGGGCAGGCAGTATGATTCATTGATCGCTAAGAAACGGCAGTTAGAAAGCGGTGGTGGGGCAGTACAAACACCTGCGATCAAGACAGCACCTATGACTGGTGCATATTCCGCCACAGCATCTAGTGCTAGTCAAAAGGCTTTGGATGCCTTAAACAAAGAGATATTACAGACTGATGCAAAAGAAAAAGGGCTTGTTAATACAAATAGCAAGCTTGGTTCATCGTTCAAGAATGTCAGTCAGTCAGCCGACAGTGCTAAGACTAAAACAGGCGGTATTTCATCTATTTTTAGCAGAATGGGTGGAGTAGTATCTGGACTTGGAAAACGTCTTGCAGGACTGGCACAGAACTTCACAAGCACTACAAACAGTGCTAACAATGCAAGATTTTCAATCGGTCGAATGGTTGGAATGAGTATCTTATATTCTACTGTTTTTGGTATGATTTCTAAAGTAAATAGTGGAATCATGACAGGTATAAATAACCTTGCTCAATATTCGTCTGCTACTAATGCTTCGATATCTTCTATGATGTCGGCATTAACACAGCTACAGAACAGTTTAGCAACAGCATTTGCACCAATACTGTCTGTAGTAGCACCTATATTAACGGCATTTATAAATATGCTGTCAAGAGCGATTACTTATGTAGGTATGTTCATAGCAGCACTGACAGGACAGAAATCTTTTACAAAAGCAAAAGCTGTACAAGAAGATTATGCTGCATCGTTGCAAAAGACTTCTAAGAGTTCTAATAGTGCAGCGAAGTCTACAAAGAAAAACGCAAATGCAACAAAAAAAGCAAATAAAGAGATGCAGACATATCTTTCTGGTCTGGACGAAATCAGACAGTATCAGAAAGAAAAAGACAATACACCTAGTTCAAACTCAACGCCATCAACAGGTGGCGGAGGTGGTGGCGGATACACGGGACCATCCATTGGAGATATGTTTGAGAAAGTTCCTATTGAATCTTCTATTGCGGACATTGCTAAGAAGATTAAGAACCTCATAAAAAAAGAGGACTGGGAGGGACTTGGGACTTACATTGCATCTGGTATCAATAAAGGATTGCAAAAAATCTATGATGCCATCAATTGGGATAATGTAGGCCCGAAGATTACATATTTTGTGAACGCATTTACACGGACATTCAATAGTCTTGTTGATCACATAGACTGGGATTTAATGGGACGTACTGTGGGTGCAGGTATTAATACAATTGTCAACACACTGAATCTGTTGATAGATGGAATCAATTGGAAAAATCTTGGTTCAAAAATTGCAACAGGTATCAACGGCTTATTCAATGAAGTGAATTGGAATAATGTAGGGCGGTTGTTTGCGAATAAAATAAATGTTCCGTTTCAAATGTTAGAGGGAGCTGTAAATACTCTTAACTGGGCAAAGATAGGAACGTCAATAAGTGGATTTTTGAATGGTGCGATCAACCAGATAGATGTTAAGTCTATTGGTACAAGCTTATCTGGATTAGCATTAGGAATATTAACAACATTAGATAATGCACTTACTACAACAAACTGGTCACAGCTTGGCACAAAATTAGCAACATTATTAACATCTATTGATTGGGTTGGAATATTTGTTAGTGCAATATCTGTTGCAGGAAAAGCAATCACGGCATTAACACAGCTTGGTGTGTCTTTTATGGATAACTTGGCAAAAGGTATTACAAATGGGACACAGCAGTTTATTAGTAAGGGATTATCAGCATTGACGAGTTTTACTGCAAACTTAAGAAGCAATGCAGGAAAATTAGTAGATTCTGGTCTAAATCTTATGTTGAATCTTGCAAAAGGTATTGCTAATTCACTTCCAGACATAATCAAAAATGTTCCACAGATTGTTAGCAATATTGCAAATACAATCAATGACAATGCACCTAAAATATTGATGGCAGGCATACAACTTATTGGGATATTGATTAAAGGATTGATTCAAGCAATCCCTACTCTTATTGCGAGTATTCCACAAATTATAGTAGCTATGGTTAATGTATTTACAGCGTATAACTGGTTATCACTTGGTAAAAGTTTAATTACAGGTATTAAAAACGGTATTGTAGCTGCAAAAAGTACAGCAGTTGAAGCTATGACAAATACATATAATGGGTTGCTTAATGCGATAAAGAATTTGCCATCTAAACTTAAAGGACTTGGAGAGAATGGACTTAAGGAGATGGGGAACGGAATTACTGGAAAATTATCCGGATTAAAAACAACGGCAGGGAAAATATTGACCAATATCATAGAAGCGGTTAAAAATCTACCTAGAGAGTTGGCAAAAAAAGCGACATCTGCTATTAGGGATATGAAAACTACATTTAAAAATGTTGATTGGGGAAGTGTCGGTATGAATGTAGTAAAAGGTATAGCAAAAGGCGTTGGAGACTTTGCATGGATTCTTGTTGATAAAATGACAGGTCTTGCACAAAAGGCGTGGGAGGGTGTGAAAGATTTCTTTGGAATCCATTCTCCATCAAGACTTATGAGAGATACGGTAGGTAAGATGATTCCTGCCGGTATTACAGTAGGTTTGGAAAAAGCTTTTCCAGATACACTCAAAACCCTTATGAATCAGTCTGAACAGTTGGCAAATGTACCGTTCAGAACACCAGAGATTGCTACAGGTAAGATAATACCTGCGAAAGCATCCGCAGTGATCGCACAAAAGCAGAACAGCACAAACAGTAACAATAATGACGTACTTAATTTACTTGAACAGCTATTATCTGTTACGAAGTCCTTAGAATCAGACAACAGCGGTAACAATGGTGGGGATTATCATTTCACAGCACAGATTAACCGCAGGACGTTGTTTGATGAATTTATCGAAGAAGCAAAACTAAGACAAATGAGTAATGGTAGAAATCCATTCAGCCTTGCGTAGAAAGGAGTAAATATGGCACAAGATTATATAAAAATCAATGGTAAGAAAATATTTCAGCCAGATGGTGGAAGTTCTGCAGCATATGAAACAACTTATACACAAGGTTCTACACGTTCGCAGTCTGGAAGTGGTAAATTTACACCAATGTTTACAATCGAAAGATTTCCTTATACTGCGACTGATATACCTGCAAAAGATGTAGCAGAGATAATGCAAATGATTGTTTACAGTAAAAGCAATAAAAAGACAAAATTTCAGTTGCATTATTTTAGTCCATATTATGGTAAATGGAGAGATGATACATTTTATGTAGGACAGGTGTCTGATATTAAATTTGGAACATTGAAAGACGGAGAAGAAAAGTTTGAAAGCTTCTCTTTTAACGCACAGAGGATTGATCCATTATGATAAATGTAAGTAACGAATTTGAAGAACTTATGTCAGAGAGACAGGACTTTAAAGAGTATGCAGAAGTTACACTTGCAAATGGAACAGTCCTAGAACTGACAGAGGATGATTTTTCAATAGATAACAATAGTCTGGTTGATTCTGCGGGGGCAAACTCTATTCCTTTAGGAGTTGCCCTTAGCAGAAATGTGCAGTTAGAAATCATGAACGACGATGATCACTTATCTGATTATGATTTCTTTGGTGCAAAAATCAGACTGTATCTGACGTTTGAATTATCATCAACAACCGAAAAAATTGAATACGGTACATTTACCGTCACTCAACCAGAAACCTACGGAAGTGTTGTGACGATTGTCGGCTACGATGATATGTATAAAGCAGATAAGACATACAGCACAACATTGACATTCCCTGCGACAGCAAAGAGTGTGCTAATTGATAGTTGTGATACCTGCGGTATCTTGATTGGAAATAGTAACTTTTTACATAATGACTTCCAGATACCAACCATGCCATCTAGTGAGTATACACACCGACAGATTATAGGTTTTATCGCTATGATTGCCTGCGGAAACGCAAGAATTGACCGTACAGGACATTTACAGATAATGACCTATGATTTTAACTATGACAGCGGCAATGTTCATACTTTGACCGATTACAACACTCTGACGAATGATACAAACGATGTGCAGGTAACAGGCGTGCAAATGACAAAGACTGTCACTAAGACAACAACCGATGAAGATGGTAACGAAAATGAAGAAGATGTGGAAGAATTAGTCAAATACGGTTCAAATGGCTACGTTTTAGAAATAGAGAATCCGTTAGTTGCAGGTCATGAAGAAACATTAGTTTCTTGGATTTATGAAAGATTCAAGGATGTAACGTTTCGTGGATTTACGATGGATTATATTTCTTATCCAATTGCAGAGTTTGGAGACAAGATAAAGATTACAGACTGGCGAGGTAAAAGCTTCTATTCTGTATTAACAGATGTAAACTTTGTATTCTTTGGATATACAACACTTAAAAATAGTGCAGAATCTCCAATGAGAAATCAAAGCAATTACACGTCAAGTGAACAAAAAGCACTGATTCAAGGGAAAGAATTAGTTGAACGTGAAAAGACAAATCGTGAAATTGCAGTTAAAAAGTTAAATGATACATTAAAAAACAGCTCTGGCATGTATTCTACAGCAGAAAAACAACCAGACGGCTCTACTATTTACTATTTGCACGATAAACCAACAATCGCAGAATCACAGAATGTTATCAAACTAACAGCCGAAGCAATTGGTTTTTCCACGGATGGCGGTAAAAATTATCCATATGGTTTTACAATCACAGGCGAAATGATAACAAGATTGCTTTATGTAGAGGGAATCAATGCAGATTATATTAATACTGGTGCATTGACAGTCAAGGATAAATCTGGAAATATTATCTTTTTTGCAGACATAGAAACTGGTACTGTAAGGATTTCTGGAGATAACGTCACGATTGGTGGCAAAACAGCACCAGAAGCAATTAGTGATGCTGTGAAAGAATCTAAGAACTACGCAGATGGTAAAGTATCAGATTTTGCAGAAACAGTTACAAAAAGTGTAGCGGACCTACAGAACCAGATAGACGGACAAATTGAGACGTTCTACTACGATTACGAACCAACATTAAAAAATATCCCTGCTTCTGACTGGACAACAGAAGATGATAAAAAGAAGCATGAGGGAGACTTATTTTATTGGAAATCTAAAGGATATGCCTACAGATTCTTCAAAGATGGCGACACATGGAAGTGGCAGTTAGTACAAGACACGGACGTTACAAAAGCATTAAGGACAGCATCTTTCGCACAGTCCACAGCAGACAGTAAATGTCGTGTATTTTTGACACAGCCTACACCACCTTATGATACTGGCGATATGTGGAATCAAGGACAGAACGGAGACATCCTTACTTGCGTTGTAGCAAGGGGAGAGGGTGCAAGTTATGTGGAAACCGACTGGCAGAAGCTTAATAAATACACAGATGATGAGACTGCTAACAAGGCACTGGAAGAAGCGAGAAAATCTCGTGCAATGATTATCAATCTGGACAACGATTATCAAGCAATCACGACAGATTATAAGGGAGAATATACATCATTTCCAGAGTGCCACACGACAGCACAGGTATTGTACGGTCATACCGACATATCAAACGACTGTACTTATAATGTGCAAAAGTCGGGTGGTGTTGTAGGCTCTTGGAACAGCTCAACACACACCTACACTGTAACAGCATTAACAACAGATGTTGGATGGGTGGATATTACAGCTAATTACCTTAATACTTATTCTGTCACGAAACGATTTGACATTGCTAAATTAAAAGGTGGTATCCCCGGAGAAACAGGTGCAAAGGGAGAAACTGGTGCCACGGGCCCACAGGGGGAAAAGGGAGCTACTGGTCCGCAAGGAAGTGCAGGAAGAACATACTTCATGGAAACATCGTCTAGCATCGTGAAAATGTCTGCGGACAACACAATCGTGCCGAACTACATTACATTATCTGGTTATTACCGTGACGGTACAGCAACAGCACGTACAGCATATGAGTGCCGATTCAAGATTGAGGAAACAACGGATGGAGATACATACACGACCGTTTATACTTCATCTGAGGATGAAACGGACATTACTCATGCACTGTACTCTGTATTGGCGAGTGATTCAAGCGGTGTTACTGCAAGCGGTTCAAGTGGTATCGGTATATCAAGAAATCTTACAGCATTGAGATGTACGATGTATGCCGCAGGTGGATTTTCACAGGTGTTGGATATTGAGACAATTCCAGTAGCTATTGATGTTGATGCACTGACTCACGAAGATATATTCAATCTGCTGACTAACGACGGAGCATGGCAAGGTATTTATCGTGGCTCTGACGGTAAGTTGTATATCAACTTTACTTATGCTAGAGGTGGAACATTAAATCTTGGTGGAAAAGCTGATACATATGGAGACGGGGAATTACACGTTTATAATTATTTCGACAAAGAAGTTGTGACGATAGACAATAAAGGGATTATAGTACTGAATTATTCACTTGGAATTTCGGCTGATGAAAAGCCAATATCATATGTGTGTATAACACCAGACGTGTTCGGTGGTATATATATATCTGAAAACAAGGATGGAACTGGTGCATGTGCGATTTTGTCCCCAGATGAGATTATATTAAAAAATAACAGCAGTGGACCACTTACAGTACAAACAGACATAACAATGCATATGACGGATGAATCACTTTATCTTGGGTCGACAAGTAAATATAAATTTCATTTTGGAAAAGAAAGCTCAAGTTTTTATCAGCCAGTTACTATTGGCGGAAGTTTGTCTGTTACCGGAGAAAAAAACAGAATAATAGATACAGAAAATTATGATACAAGAAAGCAGTATTGCTACGAGACAGCAACTCCATATTTTGGAGACATCGGAACAGCACAAACTGATGAAACAGGAAAATGTTACATAGACATTGACGATATATTTGCAGAAACAGTAAACACAGGTGTTGAGTACCAAGTATTCTTGCAGAAAGAGGGACAAGGCGATTTATGGGTAGAAGAAAAGACCGATAGTTACTTTGTCGTTCGAGGCACTGAAAACCTTAAATTTTCGTGGGAAATCAAAGCAATTCAGAGAGATTACGAATTTGAACGACTTGAAAAATTCGATAACTCAGAAAAAGAAGAAGTGATTGACTATGAGAAAGAATATATGGAAGAAATCAACGATTTAATTAAAGAGCAGGAGGAAATTTTAAATGAAACAGTTGAGTAGTTTTATGGTATTAAATATTGACGGTGGAGACAGAGTATCATACACATACAATGAGATTGACGATAACACAGGAGAACCATTGTCACAGAATAAAAAAGAAAATTTCTGGGTAGTAGATAAAGAACTTAAAAAGCACATTGATGCTATCAGAAGCTACGTCAGAGAAAACAAGTTGAATTAAGGAGTGATGTTATGGCAATCAATATACCTTTAATACATATTTCAGATTTAACAGAGAAAACGTCTATATCTGATTATGATTACATGCTTACTGGTGGAAGCACCGCCAGTAAGGTTAAGTGGTCAACGATTGTGTCACTGATTAAAACTAAATTAGGAATAAGTAAAATACAGTCAGATATTTCTACGTTAAATAGTGATTTTTCCAGTTTACAGTACAAAGATTATGGAATTGATGGATTTGCCATTAAAATAAATAGTCAACTAGCAATGATTTATATGTGGTATGGCAAAAGTTTGACAGGCGGGAATATATCTCAAACTTTATTAACATTGCCAAATAATATTACATTTAACAGTGAAGTTTTTACACCGTGTGAAATTCTTGATAGTTCTTGGTCCCCATGTGGAAATACTGGATACATAACTATTAATAACAATAAAGTGTACGTACGTTGTAAAGAAACAACATCTTACGGTGTCGTAATAGCAAATGTGATTGTTCCTGCATCATATGTCAATATTCCATAGTTCTATTATTTAGCGAGAAAAGATAATATGCAGTTTTATATCCAACCAGATATGGCAGAACTGTATTCAAAACAAGGATATACAATCATCAAACTAGAAGAAGTAGTGTTGAATGATACACAAATATCTGAGATTTCAACACAGGAAGCAGGAATGATGATAGATAAAGAACCTACTGAAAAAGAAATTGAGTTTAAAGACAAGAAAGCACTGAAAGAATTTTTGGAAAAATCTGGTGTAGAAGTAAAAGATGTAGAAAAGAGGTAGAAAAGAATGGCAAAGATAAATGATTTACCGCTGTTGCCTAATCCGACAGAAGATATGTATTGTCTGGTTGGAAAAGATGATTTAAAGAAAGTTCCATGGTCTGCGATTATGGGACAAATTGGTGCCCCTTATATTGCAACTACTGTCGCAGGCATGACAGACAAAACAAGAGTCTATGTCTATCAAGGTAGTGAGTCTGGTTACACAAGCGGCAATTGGTATTACTGGAATGGGTCTGCATGGACTTCTGGTGGTACTTATAATTCGGCTGCGGTAAACACAGATAAAACACTTACACAATCAGATAAACCTGCGGATTCGGCTATAGTTGGACAGCAGATTGGTTCACTAAAGGAATCTTTTGAAACTCTTCGCACAAAAGAAAATATTGTAGCTTTAGAATTAACTGGGGAAACTGGATTTATGACTAAATCAGGCGAAATTGCTTCAAGTTACTACAGGAAAGAGTGTCCTATCGAAGGTGGGAAAAAATATTATATATTCACACAATTTGATCCTTATTTATATCATCCACAGTTAATATTCTTAAGTAGTACGAACGAAGTTATATCTGTATATCAGTATAAAGAAAATTCTAAGATTAGTATGCAAATTAATGCTCCAAATAACGCCACAAAAGTAGTGATAAATTGTAATAATATAAATATACCTGTTATTTGTTTAAAAGTTGATAGCCGTGAGTGTAATGATGTAAGTTTAAAAAAAGATTTATCAAATATCGTAGATGTACGATATACGCATGTTGATCCAATTTGTACAGTAAGCGGATTGGTTGGTATCGACGGAAAATTGACGGAAAGTAATAGTTTTGTACAAAATATTTTTTGCGTAACAGAAAACGAAAAGTATAAATTAAAAACATTTTGTGGCAATAATTATCAAGATTATACGATATACGATGGTAATTGTACAGTTCTTGACAACGAAGGAGCTAAAGATTTTGCTTATAGATATTACGACATAACAATTCCAGAAGATGCAAAATTTATGATAGTATCAACAAAAAGTGGTGATGATGTATGTGTTGAATGTGGAAAAGAAATTACATTAGATATAGATAATAATGATACTATAGTAGAAATTCAAAACGAGAACGAATCATTTAAAAATAAAATCGTAGAAGAACAATTGAAAAACGATTTTGCATTTTCTAAAGAATTAATTCAGGTAGCTACATTTTCTTTTGATGATAGTAATACAGATATTGATAAAATTGAAGATTTGTTCGAACAAAAAGGGGTGCCTTGTTGTTTTGCTACGATCCCAAAAAAATTAGACGACAAATGCTCAAATGGTGAATCTGTAAGAGAAGTATTAAAAAGGTGCGAAGAAAATGGTGGAGAAATATTAGCACACTGGCAAAAACCGTTAACGAGCGAATCTACAGACGAAGATTATTATAACGTGTACGTTGGAGCATGGAAAACTTTAACAAAAGCTGGATTTTCAGTTAATGGTATTATTACAGCTGGCGGTACAAATTATCAAACACAAAATTTTGATAAATGCATTGAAATTGCAAGACCTTATTATGCATACGGAGATATGACGGCTTATATATCAGATAATAGACGACCAGATCAGTATATCAATATGCGAAAATTTATATCAAAAAATACAGATAATGATATTCAAAATTATATTGACAAGTTTATAAATAACGGGGAACATTCATATTTTGCGAGATGGTTGAATTTTGCTTCACACGGAGAAAGTGATGGTACAACAATACCAATATTAAGTGATATTATTGATTATTTGAAAGAAAAAAATATACCTATTGTTACCTGGAATTATGTGTTTACACATTATAATTCTAGTCTACTTGAAAAAAGAATCAAAGCATTGGAATCTAGTTAACGGAAAATTTAGTTAACCAAAAGAAGCTTTATCAAGTATAAAAAAACCCCCTACAAACTGTAGGGGGAAAGTATAAAATTGAAGATTAAGTATGAAAAATCTTCAAATACATATTAACATATATTTCCACAAAATGAAAGGAGAAATCATGAATCTTAAATTACGTTTCAAGAATAAAGCAACATTAGTAGCATTGGCTTCTGCCTTAATTGCATTTATCTATCAGATTCTAGGAATCTTAGGTATCACAGCACCAATCACACAGGATGTAGTATCACAGCTTGTAGGTATTATCCTTAATATCTTAGTGGCTGTCGGGGTATTGGTGGACCCAACAACAAAGGGAATCGGGGATAGTGTCAACGCAATGTCTTATGAAGAATTAGGACAGGCAGTAGACCCAGATTATCAAGGACCTGTTGACTTAACAGAAAATACACACAAAGAGGTGGAATAAA